GTTGTAGAAGAGTGGATGAAAGAAAACGAGCTTGCTATTGAAGCCGGTGTTAAGGTAGAAATGGCTGAGTCATTAATGAATGGTCTAAAAGGTCTTTTCGAAGAGCATAACATTGACGTTTCAGAAGAAACAGTTGATATTGTAGCTGCTCTTGAAGAAGAAGTAGAAGAACTTAAGACCACTGCAAATGAGTCTATCAACGAAAACGTTGAACTTCACAAGCAGATTTCAGCTCTAAAAGCCGAAAAAGTTTTTGACGAAATGACTGAAGATCTTACAATCACACAACGTGAAAGATTAAAAGTTCTTTCTGAGAAGCTCAACGTTTCAGATATTTCTGAATACAAAACTGATCTTAATACTCTAAAAGAATCTTTCTTTACTGCTAAGAAAGTAGTAGCTGAGGAAGTTCAGGAAGAGCAGGAAATCATTACAGAAGAAACAGCGGCTAAGAAACCAGTTTCTGAATATTCTTCTATTAATGCTCTCGTTGAGTCTCTTAACAATAGAAAAAAATAACCAAAACCCTAAAATTATAAATAGATCCAGATAGAACTTTAATAAGGAGATAGACAATTATGGCACAGTCAAACTATCAAGCACTCGTGGAAAAGTGGGGCCCAATTCTTGAGCACTCATCTTTCACACCAATTGCAGATCAACACAAGAAAGCAGTAACTGCTACTATTCTTGAAAACACAGAGCGTGCTCTAATGGAATCAGGCGATATTTCTGCTTCCATGACAGGATTGCTTTCCGAAACTCATGCTAACGACGCAGGTACAGGCGGCTTCGGTTCTGCTTCAACTGCAACTGGCCCAACAGCTGGTTACGATCCAGTACTCATCTCACTAGTACGTCGTGCAATGCCAAACCTAATGGCATACGATATTGCTGGTGTTCAGCCGATGACAGGACCAACTGGTCTTATCTTCGCAATGCGTTCTAAGTACACAAGCCAAGCTGGCACCGAAGCTTTCTACAACGAAGCTGACACTGCTTTCTCAGGCAACGCAACCCCAGTACACGCAAACGGTTTGGGTGCAGGTTCTGAAACAACTGGTGTCGCTATGGGCACAACTGAAGCTGAAGCCCTAGGCGACGGTAATGGCACTAACTTTGCAGAAATGGCGTTCTCAATCGAGAAAGTAACTGTTGCTGCTAAGTCAAGAGCGCTAAAAGCTGAGTACACAACTGAGCTTGCACAAGACCTTCGAGCTGTACACGGCTTGGATGCTGAAACAGAACTTGCAAACATTCTACAGTCTGAAATCCTTGTGGAAATCAACCGTGAATTAGTTCGCACAGTCTACTCAACAGCTGTTGTAGGTGCTGCTGCTACTGCTGCTCCAGGTACTTTCGACCTTGACGTTGATGCTAACGGTCGTTGGTCAGTAGAGAAGTTCAAAGGCCTGATGTTCCAAATCGAGCAAGAAGCTAACGCAATCGCAAAAGCTACTCGTCGCGGTAAAGGTAACATCGTTATCTGTTCTTCAGATGTTGCATCTGCTCTACAGATGGCCGGTGTTCTTGACTACACTCCAGCTCTTAACGCTAACGCACTAAATGTTGACGACACAGGTAACACTTTCGCAGGTGTTCTAAACGGTCGCTACAGAGTGTATATCGATCCATATGCAGGCGCAAACTACCTAGTAGTTGGCTACAAAGGTTCTTCATCATTCGATGCAGGTCTCTTCTACTGCCCATACGTTCCACTACAGATGGTTCGTGCAGTTGGTGAGAACAGCTTCCAACCAAAAATCGGCTTCAAAACCCGTTACGGTATGGTTGCTAACCCATTCGCACGTGGTGGCGCAGCTGCTAACGACGGTTCATTGGTTGCTAACACCAACGTTTACTACCGTAGAGTGGCAATCGCAAACCTATTCTAAGAATAGAATAATAAGAAGGCCGGATAAAACCGGCCCACTTAAAAAACTAATTGGGAGAGCGAAAGCTCTCCCTTTTTTTATCTTTCGATTAATGCTACAGAAGTTTGAGAATCGTGATAATCACCG